ACGATTTCCTGACTGTCGTAAATAGAAACGAACCCGCCGCCAACATGAAGATTCTCACCAAGTTCAGCAGCTTCAAAACGCTCAACGCTGGTAAAATCTAATTCCATCCGACTGATGCCAGCCAGAGAAAACAAATCATTATTTTTTGATACCAACCTGGTTCTAACTAACCCACCAAATTCAAACAATCCTGACGATCCACTAACTACGGAAGGCATCAAAGTTTTATTAGGCAATCCGCCAGCTGTTCCAGGTAGCATTTTGGCAATAATCAACCCCGTGGTATCCATCACAAAATAAGTCGGCTGCAAGTCTGTTTCATGGACCGCGATCATGTAAATTTTAGATGAATACTCAAACATTTTGCTGGCTAACCCTACGCTCAGTTTTAGGTCAGCGGCTGCTGATGTTACTGCATTGCTTGCAGGGTCATATACTGCTGTTCTAATTTTATGATCGTATGTATTTGTTGCATTGAGCGTGTATGTTATCTGAAGATCACCATCCTGGCGCATTAAGAAACTACATCCATCAATTTGGGTGCTGGTGGCTTGTATAACTTCTGTATCTTCAACAGATAAAACAGGATTAAATCTTTTTAGTACCAAGCCCTGAGAGGAACCTGTTGAGTAATAACCTACATAAACTCTGTCAGTTAGTGCGTCAGATGTATTTACGTTATCTGCATGTACTGCAATCCCGTTTGTGGCGTCACTCGATGATACAACCGTAACGCCCGTAAATCCGTTGCCTGGGCCGCCTACAATTCCATCGTTTGTAATAAATCCAATCCCTATCGAGGTGCTTGCATTATTATTGTAGGCAAACACGGCGCTGCCTGTTGTGGGATCGGTTGAATACTGAGCAACATCAATAAACGGAGCTGCTGCTTTTACATCTGAAACTAACGTGTTAGCACTTTTAAATTGGGTTGGACTGTCAATATCAACCTGAATCGCTTTTGCGACATTAGGGCTGCTGCTGGTATCGACATATACAAGCGTTGGATTTGGACCGATCCCTACGCACCGAGGATTTACTGCTGTTGAGTCAATTAATGTTTCTGATTGCAGCACCGCCCCGCTGGTCTGATCCACTACGGAAGCATACACCCCTTCCAGGCTTCCCGTTGAATCGTATTGCTCCCAGGCGTAAAGGATTAATCCTGACGCAATACAACTATCTTGGTTTCTGACTTCTGAGGTGTTTCTAACAACATCCGTAGCGTTTACTTTTAAAGATAAATAACTGCCACGATCCACCCATTTTGTAATTCCATCAGAGTAAGAGTATAATTTAGAACCACTAAATTCTAAAAGCTCATCTTGGAAGGCCGCCAGCCCGTCACCCGTTGTTAGTTTTGACGCAGACCCTGCAATATCTTGAGACATTGAGGTGTACCCTAATCTTTTAGAAATCTGACTTCCAACAGTGTATCTCCCATTTTGCAAATCTGTTAATTTTGCAGTCAGTTTAGCGTCTGTTTTTGTGTCTAATCCTGCAACAATATCAACAGGGACCAAAGCTTTTTGAAGTGCCATTTTTATTTGTTAGCAACTTTTAATTCTGGCTTTTTTTCATCATTTTCTTGTAATAAAAGAATTTCTTCCATACCTAATAAACGATGCAGCCGTGCTTCTAATGCGGGTACTTTTGCTAATTCGTTTTTAATAAAAACTATTTCTTTTTGGACATCTTCTAGTGTCATGATGCCTCACATTTAAGGGCTTTTAATTCATCAGTAGTTTTACAAGAATCAACTTCCTTAGTAATATCCCTTAATCTTTGCTTTTCTGCTACGATTGCAGTTGTATCTGCACCACTTTCTTGAGCTTGCATAAATTTAATATCCTGTTCTTGAAGTAAGGATTTTCTTTCACCTCTTAATCTCTGTTTTGTTTGCCCTTTTGCAAGATCCATTTTGAAAATTTTTTTCCCATTTTCTATGTCATGACATAATGCAAAATCATCATATTGTTTTAGATCATTGCATACAACATAGTCAGCTATATCTGGATGATATTTTTTAAAATTAGGTTCTAGCGAATCATCATCAGTTGAATGAAATAAACAAAACTCATTATCTTTTTTAAATCCTATATATTTCATGCGCCTCCATATACGACTATCGTCGCTCCGTCAAGTGCACCTGCATCAGTATGATCCGTGGCCCCCTCTGTGTTTTTACGATAACTGGTTGCATGACTTGAAACCAATCCCGATGATTGAGTATTAAAAGAAAAATAATAATGATTCTCAGTTGAAAATCCCCAAATAGAAATGATGCTTTGGGGGTTGAAAATCTTCTCTATAAAATTTAATGTGACTTCTGAAGACGATGTGCTAATTGATGAAACATTATAAGAAAAATCAAACGCTGAACTCGATGGATTGGCTGAAGTTATTCGCGCATACGCTCTAATAGTTAACTTTCTTTTATCTACTATTATACCACTTCTACCAAATGGTGTAATTAATCCACTCATATCAGCTCCAATCTTGGTCTATATAATTGCAAATAGCATCTATATTTGCCGAAGAACCTGCATTAATAATTAATTTATCACCACCCGTTAAAACCAATCTGTCATTCCAGACGAAAGTGCCGTAAGCAGGTAAACTTTGTGATTGAATCAATTGAATATTATTAGATCCGTCATTCATATAAAGGTTAATGTCTTCCCCAGCATTTGCTTGTTCATTAAATATGATATTTATTACTGTAATTATATGATTTGCAGTAACAGCATAAGTGGAAGTGCCAGTTGTAGCCATAGTACCATCCCACCTAAAAGACGTTGCAGTATTAGATTGTGCGTGAATGGTTGTTCTTTTTAAAACCTCTGATCCATTTCCACTAGGTATTCCAGACATATTAATATCCCATTATAATAGATTGATGAGTTGAGCTTTGGAGACACGCACCTAATTGTTTTACTTTAGAATTTTCAGATGTTTCCAAATCTTTAGAAATAATAATTCTTTCTGTGTATGAATTAGATGAGTTATTAGTTGTAACAAATTTCATATAGGAGTTACTTGATTCTGTTACATTAAGTGCATCTGCAAGATTGTCAGTTAAACTAATTTTGTTTGTTGTAGTATTTCCACCAAAAATTAAATCTAGCCCGACAGCTGCATCTGCGATGGAAATACTGTCGCAATCAATGTCACCCACGTTGGCAATATTCCCATTAGCAACATCTAAAGATGTAAAAGAGCCAGATGTAAAAGATCCGGCTACTGCCGTTGATGCACCAATAACACAATTATTGATAGCAACTCCATCAATGGTTCCCCCATTAATATCTGCCGTGGTGACAGTTCCAAGGTCCGCAATTGTGGTACTTGCAAATGTGGAGTTTTTGCCAAAAACAATCTGTTCACTAGAATTTGTTGTGACAAATTTTATATAGGAATTTGATTCCTGGGTAATGTCTAAGGCGCTGGCTAAATTATCTGTCAGGCTTATTTTATTAGTTCCAGTATTTCCATTAAAATTAACTTCTAATCCATTCGCAGCATCTGCCATCGATATAGAATCACAATCGATGTCTCCAACATTTAGGATTGCTCGATCACCTAAATCTAAAGTTCCAGATATGGTTGTAACGGATGCCGTGCCGTTTCCAATGGTTACATCAATCTCATCCTCAGCCGATCCATCTGTGATGATCAAACCTGGTTGCATTTCGCCATCGTGAGATGCGACTGAGAATTTTAGCTGTCCGCCTTCTTGACCATCGGTATGGACTGCAACAATTCCCTCCACCTTTGCAAATTCCATATTTGTTTGGGCTGCATCATCACCATAAAAACTAATGATGCCACAAATATCATTTGCTGCACCCGCTGCGCCTTTGTCATTTACAAATTTAAAGGTCGGCCCTGTTGTGCCTGAATTTGTATTTTTAAGAGTAAGAATAGGCTTCAGGTCCGTTGTGGAAGTGATATTAATGTCAGTCACCGTTGAGTTTGAAGTCAACATGGTTCCTGTTTCACCTGGGACTGTAATGGTTCCGGCTGCGCCTGAAATGCCTGAATCTGCGGCAATTGTTATATATGCAGAATCTGCTGAATTATCATCTGAAAACTTATATAAATTGACATCAGAAAAATTTATTTTTGCAAAATCAGAGTTATCTTTATCTGTAAAAAAATTAAACGCACGGGAACCGTGAGTGTAAGATGCGCCAGCCTGGTTACCTGCATCAGATCCCATGCCCGTAATTGTTCCCCCAGCTCCTGAAACGCTTGATCCGCTAGTGATTTGCACCGCGGTCCCGCTGCTATTTCTCCAATATAGATTTCCTGAAGTTGAATAAATGGCTGCGTTATCTGTTGACGCATTGGATTGAGATAAAATTAATCCCTTTAGTTCCTTTGCTTGATACTCATTAAATTCCAGGTCGGCATTTATATTAATTGCTGCTGGCGTGATTCTGCTTCCTTTATTTGTGGTATGATCATGCCCATCCACCGCATCGATACTATTGTTTAACGCAGTTGCCCATCCTGGCCCCGTATCAACGCCAACCGCGGGCTTTTCTAATGCTGTGATATTAGTTCCGTTTGTTATTGCCATGTGACCTCAAAAAAAGAAAATATCAACAGTTACAGATCCGCCAGCTTTTAAAATTATGATGCGGTCAGGAAAATCGTTGTCTGATGCCGATTCATAAACTGTTTGTGCCGCGTTTGATTTGGTAATAATAAACCCTTCTGGCTTTTGATTTAATCCGTGATTTACAA